AAATCCTTTACCGTGGGTAGAGGAAATGATTAACGCACCAACTCATACCAATTTCTTTGAAAATAGAGCAACCGATTATGCAAAAGGTGCTTTATCTGGAAATTGGGGAGACATTTGGGCTTAAGAACAATATGCATCAGATAACAATAGAAGAATCAGCATCAGACAAAATTAAACTATTATTAGCAGAAGAAAATACACCTGAACTAAAGTTGAGGATATTTGTTTCTGGTGGTGGATGTTCGGGTTTTCAATATGGTTTTACTTTTGATGAAACTCAAAGTGAAGATGACTTTGTTATAGAACAAAATGGAGTTAATTTATTAGTTGATGTGATGAGTATGCAATATTTATCAGGATCAGTCATTGGATATAAAACATCATTAATGGGAGAACAATTTGAGATAAAGAATCCAAACGCCACAAGTAAATGTGGTTGTGGTTCATCATTCTCAGCTTAATATGGCATATTCAGATAAAGTATTAGATCATTATGAGAATCCTAGGAATGTAGGATCTTTAGATAAAGAATCATTGAACGTAGGTACTGGTATGGTAGGGGCCCCAGCATGTGGAGATGTAATGAAGTTACAAATTCAAGTAGAAGGAAACATCATAACAGATGCAAAATTTAAGACATATGGTTGTGGTTCTGCTATTGCTAGTTCTAGTCTTGTCACCGAGTGGCTCAAGGGTAAAACGTTGGATGAGGCACAAACAATCAAGAACTCCGATATCGCAGAAGAGTTAGCATTACCACCAGTTAAAATACACTGTTCCGTATTGGCAGAAGATGCCATAAAATCAGCTATTGCTGATTATAAAAATAAACTATTAAGGAATTAAAATGTCAGAAAAATACATAGTTGCCGATTGCATTCAATGTGAATCAAATTATGAAATTCAATATGCGACTGAAGTTACTTCAGCTGAATTACCAGAATTTTGCCCATTTTGTGGTGAAGTGATTGAAAAAGAAAACATTCAAGATGAATCTCAAGATGATGAGTTGGATGAGGAAGATGATGAATGGGAAGAATCTTAAATTGGACTTACCAGAATATAATATTCACTGAAAATGATATTGCCAACAACTATGGTTTCGTGTATAGTATTGAGAATACACTAACTAATAGAAAGTATATTGGTAAGAAGTTATTTTGGTCAGCAAAGACCAAACAGGTCAATAAGAAGAAGAAACGATATAAAGCACCTTCTGATTGGCAAGACTATTACGGTTCTAATGAAGTTTTAAAGAAAGATATTGCAGAATTTGGTAAAGAGAACTTCACTAGAACTATTCTTCATTTATGCAAATCGAAAGGTGAATGTTCTTACCTAGAAGCAAAAGAACAATTTATTAATGGTGTTATTGAGAGTTCTGATTATTATAATACATGGATTATGGTTCGTGTAAGAGATACACACATCAAAGACTATATTGAAAGAACGAAAAATGAAAGAAATATTCGCAAAAATGAAGGAAGCTGAATGTCACGCTATAGCTTTTTTACCATCAGAAGATCCTAAAGAACAAGCAATTATCCAAGGTTTACATTATAAAGATGAGGGTGAAATTGTTAAGACGGAATCGGATGTAGGTGAATTATATGAAATTATTATATTTCAAGGTGATATTGATGATGGTTTTAGTCAGTTAGAACAATTTGAAGCTGTGTTATCATGTCCATTTACCTATAGTGATAGAATGTACCATGGAAATTATTTTGGAGTTGTAGCAAAAAAAACAAGCACTTCAGGTGAAGTAGTTGAGAGTCTTTTAGAAAAAATTGGTGATTTAATTTATGGAGGAAGTGATGAAAGAAATTTGGAGCAAAACAGTTTTAAAGCAAACACTTGAGAATGGTGTTAATACAGTAGTATTTACAAAATTAAATGGAGAAGTGAGGGAATTGTATTGTACCTTAGATCCCGAAGAATTACCTGTATCAGATAAACAACTATTAACAGAGAATATAACTAAAAAAGAAAACGATGAAGTTCTATCTGTGTGGGACTTAGATAAAAAAGCTTGGAGATCGTTTCGTTTAGATTCAATTATTGAAGTTAGAAACCACTAATGTCCGATCAAGAAGAAAAAGTAATCAATATACAAGAACGAACTGAAAATAAGACCCGTGAGATGATGGGTGAAATTGAAGGTTTGTTTGACAAGTATGTTACTGAATGGAAAGAACTAAAGAATTATTCTTTCTTGTATAATCTTGGCATAAAGCCTGCTCATGCTCGAAAAATTAAAGTATGGGCTCAAGATCGCATTATGACATGGAAAGAAGCCGTATCAAGTGAAGATGAGCAAATTAAAGAAGCATACAGTTGTTATACCAAATCACAATTAAATAAATGTGTAAGTTGGTGGTCTAGTATTATCGATGACTGTGATAGACTTGTCTCTGATGGTAAAGTATTAAATAAACAGAACCGATTAAGGAAACAATTAAGAACTCCAACGAAATCTAAAAAGATTAAACCTATACTATGATACTTATTGACCTAAACCAAGTCCTTTTATCAGGACTAATGGCCCAAATCGCTGGCCAGAAAAATCAAACATTAAATGAAGATTTAGTTAGACATCTTGTTCTAAACATTCTTCGTGGACATATAAAGAACTTTAAAAGAGAATATGGCAACAACATTATTCTATGTTGTGACAATAGAACATATTGGCGTAAAGAGATATTCCCTTTCTACAAAGCTGGTCGTAAGAAAACTAGAGAGAAATCTGATCTAGATTGGAAACTCATATTTGATATTCTTGGTAATCTAAAGAATGAACTCAAAGAGAACTTTCCATATAAAGTAATTGATGTTGAGAACGCTGAGGCTGATGATATTATTGGCACATTGGTTCCTAGAATGACACCACATGAGAAGATACTGATTCTATCAAGTGATAATGACTTTCTACAATTACAGAAGTATGGTGATAATGTTAAACAATATAACCCAGCTCAAAAGAAATATATCAAGTCACCTAATCCAGTATTAGACTTAAAAGAGAAGATTATCCGTGGTGATAAGGGTGATGGCATTCCTAATGTCTTATCGGCTCAAGATTGTTTTGTAACAGAAACAAGACAGAAACCTATCAATAAAAGTATATTAGATAAATTACTAAATGAAGATGTTGATAATTGGTCAGATGCTAATGCTAAGCATGGATATTCAAGAAATCAATTATTGATAGATTTGTCCTACATACCTAACGAAGTCAAAGAAAATATTATAAAGACTTACGATGAAATTAAACCAGCACCACGCAATAAATTATTAACATACTTCATTGAGAAGAAACTTCGTAATTTAATGGGTGATATAGAGGATTTTTAAAATGACAAGAATTTATGAGATACTAGATGAATGTAGATTATGTGAAACGCTTGATGAAGTAGTAAATGTGATGAGAAAGTATGATTCACCCACAGTAAGAGAAGTTTTTAAGTGTGCTTATCATCCATACACTCAATGGTACTTATCTGATATACCTGATGACTACAAAAAACCAGATACTTTCCCTGGAATCTCAAGGACACAGCTCTATACTGAATTTAGACGTATCTATTTGTTTCAAAAAGGTCATCCTGTAGCCGATACACTCTCGGAAGACAAGAGAAAGAACTTACTAACACAAATTCTTGAAGGATTAGAGCCGGATGATGCTCAAATCTTCATTGATGTGCTTCGAAAAGACTTAAAAATACAAGATTTGACGCCGGAAGTGATAAATTTAGCGTATCCTGGACTTTTACCAATTCCTGAAGTCAAAAAAGACGAAAAAAACACAAAAAAAGCATAATTTCGCTTGACAAATGATCAATTCTATGTCATAATTACCACATAATTGAAAATTTTAACGGACTACATATATTATGCTTATTGAATCTAAATCAAATCTCGCCAAATTGATGGCCACAGAGAATATCCTTGTGGAACAGAAGAATGTTCCAACAGCATATTTCAATTTAAAGGACCGAGTTCTAGTTGTTCCTACTCTCAAAGAAGAAATTGGTCCTTCTTTATATGATTTGTTCATGGGTCACGAAGTTGGCCATGCACTTTTCACTCCAGAACAAGGTTGGCACGATTCAGTCGTTGAAGTTGGTGTCAACCGTTCTATTCTAAACGTATGTGAAGATGCTCGTATCGAGAAACTCATATGCCGTAAGTATCCAGGTCTTAAACAATCATTTATCAGAGCTTATCGTGATTTATTAAATAGAGATTTCTTTGGTATCAAAGACTTAGATGTCGATCTACTTAAACTCATTGATAGAATCAACCTACACACAAAATGTGGTCTAGGTGCTAATGCTTCATTCAATGATGAAGAAATGTATTTTGTTGGTGAAGTAATGAAATCTGAAACTTTTGAAGATGCTGTAGAGATCGCTAAGAAGATCCAAGCATATATGAAAGAAAGAGTTGAAGAAACAAAAATCAAGTTAGGCATGGAAAAAGATGATGCTGGTGAAGGTGATGACCTAGAAGAAGATGCTGATGATGAAGGTCAAGATATGTCTATGGAAGGTAATGCTGATTATCAAGACTATGAATCAGAAGATGCTGGCAAGAGCCGTGCTATTCAAGATGAACAGTCTGATGATGGTGATGAAGAATTAGACTCTATTACCGATAATAAGTTCCGTGAGAATGAAAAAGAGCTTTATGACTATCAATCAGCTGATCGTATCTATGCTAACATTCCAGATATCGACCATAATAAAGTTATCATTAGTTATAAACAAATGTATCAAGAAATCAAAGATGAAGATAGTAAAGACTATGGTTCAAACTTTATACAAAAACATAAAATTGATACTAAGAAGTTTATTGAATTCAGAAACAACACTAACAAGGTTGTATCATATCTAGCTAAAGAGTTTGAATTACGTAAGAACGCTGACCAACTTAAAAGAGCTAAGACAGCTAAGACTGGTGAGATCGATATGAACCGTATCTATTCATACCAATTTAATGAAGACATCTTTAAGAAGATCACTAATGTGCCTAATGGTAAATCTCATGGCCTAGTGTTATACCTTGACTGGTCGGCTTCAATGTCAAATGTGATGGATAATACAGTTAAACAATTATTGACCTTGGCTATGTTCTGTAAGAAAGTCATGATACCATTTGAAGTATATGCTTTCTCTGATCGATATGGTTATTATGGTAATAAAGAACAACCTATACATTCATTCAAAGAAGGTGACTTGACGATCAAAGGTGATTTTCGCTTATTGAACATACTATCAAGTAAAATGTCATCATCAGAGTTTAGCTACGCATCTTCTGCTTTATTACATGGTATCTATAATCACCATGACTTTCCAGATTACTGCCTTGGTTCAACACCATTAAATGAAGCTATCATCTCAGCGATGACCATTATACCAGAGTTTCAAAAGAAATACAAACTACAAGTGGTCAACGCTGTATTCTTAACCGATGGTGAAGGTCATCACCTATCTAAAATTAAAGATAGTACCATGGATTATGGTATTCGTAATGAGTATAACCTAATCTACCGTGACCCAAAGACTTTAGCTCAGATGAAAGATGATAACAACAATCGAGTATCGAACTCCAAACCGTTCCTATACCTCCTTAAACAAAGGACGGGTTGTAACGTGATTGGATTCCGTATTCTATCTCTAAGAGATGTCCGTAACTTTCTATGGCATACCTATAAGTCTGGAGTGGATACAACACCGATCTATAACAAGTTTAAGAAAGATAAATCGATGGTCGTCACCTCCGCTGGTTTTGACGAATACTATTTACTTAAATCAGATAAACTTGACGTAGAAGACGAAGCCGAACTAGAAGTTAAAAGCCAAACAACACGTGGCTTAGTATCTGCTTTCAAGAAGTATTCTAAAGGCCATATACAGAACCGAGTAGTCTTAAATAGATTTGTTGAGATGATTGCTTAACTTTTTAAAAGATTTTTCCGATGGATCAAAACGAAGCCCAATACTTTATACAACTATTAACCAGAATCAAGGTTAATCTTCCAGAATACCCTAACAAGGCGCTAAAGGAAGAATTAGAGATCGTAATTAGAAAACTGAGAGGATAGTAATGAATAAAACAACACTAATCGGTGGTATCATCACACTAAACATACTTGCACTGGTGGTCGCTGTGTCATACAGAGATATATTTAATGTCATCTGTTATGGACTCAGTATAATGGGTGTAATGGTTTACTATATGGAGACCAAATGAGTAACCTTGATCGTATTGTAATGTTTATTATGGTGATTATCTCTGCCATCTCCACCTACGTGGCTGTGTCCTGTTATTATAGAATATCAGAGTATGATGCTAAATTGGTATCGCTGAATCTTTTACTTAACCAGCAGTCAGATATATCCAATTCACTTAAAGAAGAAGACCTTATCATATTGAAACACTTTGATAGTGTAGATAAGAGATTTAAAGAACTCGAAGAAAAACAAAGAGTAAACGATGTAAGAATCACCGAATTAGGCTCTAAATTAACTAGGAGAAAATAATGGCAGGTCCAAGTGTAAAGGTTCATCCAGGCAAACGTAAAGGTAATCC